CTTCATGCCGCCACCTCTTCCATGCAGACATCATCTGCCCAGACTGTGAAGGTTGCTGGATTGCCTGTGGCGCTCTCAAAGCTTCCAACCTCTACACTTACAGACCCATCAGCAATCAACTCATCATCAAAGTTGTCTCCGCACATAATCAAATTCGCTTCGGCATATGTTAGCTGGTGGCTGGTGTTAGCTAACTCATTCCACTGATCGACAAGATGCTGTGCTTGACTATGTGTGATTGAAATGTGGATGCTCATGCCGCCACCTCT